AGACCAACCAAAGATTTACGATAGTTCAAGTGGGGTGATAACTATTGGAGGTTTGTCAAAACCTTCATTAGAATGTTCAACAAGTTCATTAGGATTAACAACTGCCATAACGCCAACAAATTTCTGTATTATTCACACAAGCGAGGGGCAAGGTTTTATAGCAGATATAGGTGAATATATAAGAATATCGAACTACTATCGTTATAACATTGATGGAAATAATTATATTTCAAATGATGCAAACGCTGCAAATCAATCTATTTATATAGGCAACCGAAATGGAACAACCTTAAATTTAAGAAGGAACGGAAACGATATGCCGAGCAGTCCTTTTACATCAGTAACAAATGCATTAAATATAGTTAATATTTTTAATAGGGGATCTATATATTTTGCAGGGAAAAGTTCAGAATTTATAATCTATGATTCCGACCAATCATCTAACTTTTCGGGCATAGAAACTAACATAAACGACTTTTATTCAATATACCCATGATAGGATACAAATACGACACAGAACAAGAAGCAAAAGACGCAGCACATCAATGCGATATATATTACGGCATTCCAACAGGGCAAAGTGGCGAAGTTACTCAAAAGTGGGTAGACTATCGTTTTGCAGAACTTAACACTCCACAATTTTACTACATTGTATGGAACGACACATTAAACGTTGTGTTGGGAGAACCTACCGAATTTGAAGTAATACAACCTGATTTACCATAATGGAATTACCCGTATACAAATTAATAATAAACGAGGAGGACGAAACTGGCGTTGAGTTTGTTTCACTCGTTACTAACCCTGCAATCGAAAGGGATTTTCAATACTTCAATCAAGACTTCGTTAAGCCTAATGTAGGTGAAGACGAAGGTGATTTTATAAGCAGATGTATGCAAGTTGTTAAAGGTGAAGGCTATGATGACGAACAAGCACTTGCTATATGCTACAACTATTGGGAAGGTCAGAAATTCGAGTCCTATCAAGACTATCCAAAAGCAGCGAGTCAAAATGCTCAAAGAGGCATCAAGTTAAACGAGGCAGTCAACAACGATTGTGCTACATTGGTAGGTAAGAATAGAGCAAGACAACTTGCCAACGGTGAGCCTATCTCATTAGAGACAATTAAACGAGTTTACTCTTATTTAAGCAGAGCCAAAGAATACTACGACCCAAAAGACACTAAAGCGTGTGGTACTATTTCCTACTTACTATGGGGTGGTGAAGAAATGTTGAGATGGTCTGAACGTAAACTTGAGGAGTTAGAACTTCGCAAGGCAAAACGCAAGTCAAGATACGAGTCTAAATTTGCTATCCAAGATGAGGAGAAAAGAATTATCACCGGTGCTGCAATGTTAGCTGATAAAAAAATCTATCGTTATGACGATGTGAGAGGTGAGTACTACGTTGTTTTTGATCGTGAGACAATCTTTCAAATTGCGAAAAAGTGGGCAAAGTCTGACCGATACGATTCAGTTAACATTCACCACGAGGTTGAGACTAAAGGGCTATCCTTGTTTGAGTCTTACATTATCGATAGAGAGCGTGGCATTAACCCACCAAAAGGGTATGAAGAAGTAGCCGATGGAAGTTGGTTCTTGTCTTATATAGTTAACGATGACGCTATATGGCAGAGAGTAAAGGATGGGGAGTTTAAGGGCTTCTCTGTTGAGGGTTATTTTGACTTTGAACGCAACAAAGAAGACGAGATAATGGATGCGATAATGAAGAAGATGAAGGACATTGTAAAGAAGTGGGATGGTAAAAATTGAGCCAAAAATTAAGCAACACTAATTATAAATAAAATGAATAGTAAAGAAGTAATTCAAGAAATCCGTCACCTTTTATTCGGAGAAGAAGAAGAGGTAAAGATGGAAACGGCTACATTGGTAGACGGAACTATTATCGAGTGGGAAGGCGAACTTGCAGTTGGCACTCCTATTTTTGTTCAAACTGGCGAAGGATTAATTCCTGCTCCTGATGCAACTCACGAATTAGAAAACAATATGCTCGTGACTACTGAAGGTGGTATCGTAACTGAAATCGTTGAGCCTTCTGAAGAAGCAACAGTTGAAGAAGAAATGAGTGAAGAGGCAGTTGTTGAATTTGCAACCCTTGAGTCATTCAACTCTTTGGTATCTCGCTTTGAAGAGGCAGTTGAAAGATTGCACGTTCTTGAGGAGAAACTAAACCACAATGAAGCAGCGTTCTCAACTATGAAAGAGGCATTCTCAAAGACTGTTGACTTGGTAGAAAAGGTAGCAGACCTTCCATCAGATGAACCAACTAAAGCACCTCAAAAGTTGTCAAAGAAAGAGGAGCGTTTCGCAAACATTTTAAACATAGCAAAAACTTTAAAAAAATAAATTATGGCATTTAACGTTACTGGTTTAACCAATTACACTAATGAGCAATCAACCGAGTTGGTTGTTAAGTCACTTTTCGGTGGCAAGACTGCTGCTTTATTACAAGCAGCTGGACAAGTTCAAGTAGGAGTTAAGAGTGCAGAGGCACTTAACATCCTTGATTCTGACGTTTACTTTCAAGCTGACGGTTGTGGGTATACAGCTTCAGGAAACACTACATTCTCACAACGTACTATCACAGTAGGTAAGATTAAGGTTGAAGAGACTTTATGTCCTAAAACTCTTGAGGCTAAATGGATGCAAACTCAAATCGCAGCAGGTAGCCCTGAAGCAGTTCCATTTGAAGAGCAAATCGGAAACGAGAAGTCAAACAAGATTGCTAAATTATTAGAAGTAGCAATGTGGCAAGGTGATACTGCAACTTCAAACACTAACCCTAATACTAACAAGTTTGACGGTTTTGTTAAAATCATAGGTGATGCAACTGCTGTTGACGGAAACACTACAAGTGCAACTGCAATCACTACTGCTAACATCGATGATTTAGTAGACGATATGTACGCTGCTATTCCTGCTGACATCGCAGATGCAGACGATTTAGTATTATTTGTTGGTATCGATACTTTCAAGAAATACACTACTTCTTTAAGAGCAGCTAACTTATTCCACTACGCTGCTGATAGCGATGGAATGGAGATTATGATTCCTGCAACTAACGTTAAGATGGTAGGTGTTGGTGGTTTGAATGGCACTGACAAAATGTACTTGGGTAGATTGTCTAACTTCTTTGTAGGTACTGACCTTGCAAACGAAGAGGAAGAGTACAGATTCTGGTATTCTCAAGATAACGATGAGGTTCGCTTCAGAGTTACTTGCAAGTATGGTGTTCAAGTAGGATTCCCTGACCAGATTGTTGAGTTTATCCTTGCGTAAGTCTAACCCTTTAAAAGCATAAGATTATGGCTTGTAATTTAACACAGGGTTTTACTTTAGACTGTAAAGATTCAACTGGAGGCGTTAAGTCCATTCATTTAATTGATTGGGTTGCTGACGGCTTTACAGTTGCATCAGGCGAGGTTACTGCTATTGCTGCTACTGGTTCTATCTCATCAGGTTCTACTTATACCTATGAGTTACCAAAGCAGACTGGTAGCATGACAGTTACTACAAATGTTTCTACTGAAAACGGAACAGTCTTTAATCAAGCGGACATCGTTTTAAGATTACGCAAGTTGTCTACTTCTAAAAGAAACGAGTTGAAGTTGTTAGCACAAAATAGAGTGTTCTGTATCGTTAGAGATAACACCGACAACTATTGGTTGTGTGGTTATGAACACGGTTGCGATGTAACTTCAATGACTGCTGAAACTGGTACTGCATTAGGTGACTTGGTAGGATATAACATCACGTTATCTGCTATTGAGCAAGAAGCACCATATTTAGTGCAAAGTGCAGTAGTTACTTCATTAGGCATCTGATTTGTTTTCATATTTCTTTCCAAGAGGGGGCTTTCGAGTCCCCTTTCTTTTTGCCAATTTTTTATAATTGCTATTTATAAGTAAATGCTCACTATCACAAAGGACGAAACAAAGTATTGGTATCTGACATTAACGGAGAAGGTTACGATTGATAACCCTACGTTTTTGTTCAGCTTAACCAATAGAACAACGAATACCGAATACAACTTTATTTTAACCGATGTAAGTGCGTACACGGAAAGGTACAACAAGTTCCAATTTATAGAGGGTACTGATGCAGACCTTTACACTGGTGAGTATGAGTACAAGGTATATGCCCAAACAAGCGATAGCAACCTTGACCCAAGTTTAGCAGATGAGTTAGTTGAGCAAGGTATTTTGAAGTGTAACGATTCAAGCACTTTTAATACTTACACACCTTCATTAACCGAGAAGATTTACGGAGAATGAAAATTCCATTAACCTTTAAAGAGTGGCAGAGTGATCCATCAAAAGCAATATCATACTTGCTATTATTTGTAGTTTGTGCTTTATATTGGAGGTCAGAAACTCAAGCAAAAGAGATTAATACCAGGTGCGAAAAACGATTACAACGATGTGAACAACAACTCCAACAGATGAGTAAAATCCTTAAGACACAAGATTCAATCTGCTCTGCTCTATCAAGTGAAATCCGTATCTACCGAGAATTAGGTTACATCAAATGAAAATCGCAGTTAAATTATTTGCACTTGTCACGGTTGCTTTTGGTTTAAACGAGGCAACGAAGCCTGAACACGAACTTGATTATTCTCAAGAAATGGCACACTCGCAAAAGGTGATTGATTCCACTTTGGAGAATTTGCTATATATACATAGAGTCAACGATAGTTTAATTGACAAATACTTTCCCTATGAAGAAGATAATGGAGATGTTCAAAGGAGTGCAAGGTGAGATATCCTCCAAGCGAGTGGTGGGGATAGTAGGTGCTATGTCGTTAATAGGTGCTATGCTTTTTTACAACTCCGATAAGTTGGTTGAGGCAGTTGAGTGGGTGAGTATATTAGCACTTGGATTTAGTGCAGCTGAAAAATTTAAGCCGAATGGAAAATAACTTTATACGAATAAATTTAGCCGAGTCTAAACTTCCGATATTCAAGGAGAATAAAGCAAAGGGCTTTGTTACCTTTGGAGATGACAACCTTTACCCAATGGGGATAATTGAGTTGTTCAATAAGTCACCTAAACATAGTGCAATAGTAACTCAAAAAGCATCTTATATCGCAGGGGATAAAACAGAGATAATCGGACAAAACACAGAGGACATTGCTAAAGCCAATGACTACCTTTCAAGCATAAACGCTTATGAGGACTTTGAGAGTTTAAAACAGAAGATAGCACAAGACCTTGAGTTGTTTGACGGCTTTGCTTTAGAAATCATTTGGAACAAGGCTAAAACTTCTATCGCTGAAATTTACCATTTACCTTTTCAGAATGTAAGAATAGGGTTAGAGGGTGACTATGTTTATTGTGATGATTGGTCAAATAGAAGGGCAGAGCATTTTAGATACCCTTGTTGGAATCCAACGACTCGTGAAAACAAGCAAGTGTACTATTTCAAAATGTACAGAGCAGGTCAAGAGATGTATCCATTACCTTCTTATGTAGGTGCTTTGAAATATATCGAGATAGACACAGAGATTGCTAACTTTCATTTGAATAGTATCAAGTCAGGGTTTTCTGCTCAAACGTTGGTGCAGTTATTCAAGGGTATACCTTCACCTGATGAGGCAAGAAAAACAGTTAAGAGATTCAAGGATAACTTCACTGGCACTGATAATGCAGGTTCGGTTATTATACAATTTAACGATCCGAATGAAACACCATCACGAGTAGATAACCTTGCACCTTCTGACTTTGACAAACTGTTTATGCAGTTAAACGACACCGTGCAACAAGAGATATTCAGTGGTCATAGGGTTACTTCACCTATGTTATTCGGTATACGAGTTGAAGGTCAGTTGGGTGGACGTTCAGAATTAATTGAGTCTTACGAGTCTTTTCAAACTTCTTATGTTGAGCCAAGACAATCACAACTTGATTCGGCTTTGAGTTCTATATTTAAATACATTGCACCAGTTCGCTTAAAAACTAAAAACAGACCACCAATTGGATTAGACTATGTAAACCTATTTGAGAAGGGCATTATCAGTGTAGATGAGGCACGTCTTGAGTTGGGTATGTCTAACAAACAAGAGATGGCAAAACAAAATCCTTTCGGTTGGGATGACGATAGAGATGTAAAAGTCTTTGAACAATTCGGTGAGGAAAAAGATAAGTTTGAGGAAGTCAAATTCGAGTTTGCATCGACATTAGGTATTGCTATATTACAATGGTTAAACGCTAACACTGGAATGCAATTGGCAGACTTGATTAACGGAATCAAAGCTGACCCTCAATTGATAACCGAAGAGGTTGCGAAGTTAATATCTGATGGCTTGTTGAATGATGACCTTACAACAACTGAACAAGGCTCAAAGGAGTTACAAGATAGTGGAGTAACAACTGAAATAGTTGTTAGATACGAGTACACAAAAGCACCTGGTATTAGTGGTTCAGAAATAATACCAACATCAAGAGACTTTTGCAGAAGGGTAGTGGGTTTCAATAGGCTTTACACAAGAGAAGATATAGAGCAAATGACATCTATTTTAGGTTACGATGTATGGAGAAGGAGAGGAGGATGGATGACAGTCAAAGGAAGTTCACCTGCCGTTCACGTTCCTTATTGCCGTCACTATTGGGCATCACGTTTAGTTAGAAGAAAATTATGAGCAACTTTGTATATTTAATAAGCACCACATACCTTAAGACCAATACTCCTTTAAACGAAAATCTCGACGATAAGTTGTTGAAATCTGCTATCAAGGAAGCACAAGAGATATACATTAGAGATGTCATTGGAAGTGGTATCTATGATGAGTTGCAATCAGAAGCATATAACGGCACTCTAACGGCTTTAAATACAACTTTGATAGATAGTTATATTGCACCTTGTTTGAAGTACTATACGCTTGTAGAATCGATGTTACCTTTGACGTTTAAGTTTATGAATAAATCGGTAGCATCAAGGAATAGTGAGAACGCAACACCTATAACTACTGACGAGTTGACAATGATTGAGCAACGCTACCGAGACAAAGCAGAATATTACGCTGAAAGGTTAAGAGATTATCTGAAAGAGAACCCAACGGACTATCCTAAATATTTAAATCCTGGTACTGGATTTGATGTGATAAGACCAAAGAACACTGCTTTCTTTGGAGGTATGTATCTACCAGGCACAGATGACGATTGCTTTTTTAATTACGATTTTCCTGATGACTACGAAAAATAAATGGAGGCTAAAAAACGAAGCCAAACTAAAGAATTATGACGCTAAACCAAATCATCAAAACAATACAAACAAAAGCGGAAAGCCACAAGATGGTGGGAAAATTCGCAGTAGGAGCTGACTTTGACTTTGCAGTAGATGAAGTAAAGTACTACCCTATTGTTTGGTTAGTGCCTAATGGATTTACCTTTAACACCGATACAAGATTGGTGAGTTATCAATTTGCTTTGATGGTAATGGATAGAACCTTTGAGAGTAGTTCTAACACCATTGAGGTATTAAGTGACACGGCAGGTATAATCATTGACATTGTAACCCTTTTAAAACGAAGTGATGAAGACTTTGAAATCCAAGTTAGCGCAACAGCTGAACCTTTTTACGATAGTAGGCTGGATGTCATTTCTGGTCACGTTATCGATTTTACTATCGACACGGCATACCTCGAGAGTTACTGCGACATACCAACCTGATACAACTCGTTTAATAATTATCCGTGAGATCTATGCAGTTGACAAAGAGATTGATAGTATTAAAAGTGTATACGCTGATTCTATTAGTAGCATTAGCACCACAGAAAGTCTATTGTCAATACTCCGACTCCACGATAAGGGAGATAAACGAGAGGTTAATTGAGTTGCACGAATGTCGACAAAAACTATCTTTATACAAAGTTTTAGCGGATAATGATGGCAAAACTATACATCGGCAAGATAGCATAATTCAAGAACTAATAATAGCCACTAATAACGAAAAAGTGGCTAAATATAGATATCAAATAATATCAGCTTTCGCAAGTGCATTGCTTGTGTTAGCACTAATACTATGAAAACAAATGTACACATCTTCAGAAACAACTGGCAACCCAAAAAGGTATTATTGCTCTCCGATATACATTGGGACAATCCC